CTGCGTGGTATTTGTCTGCTGAAATGAATAACAGCATGACTTATGCGAACGTTATTGACGAGCGCAAGCAATTCGTAGATTTATCACTACGTCCGTACTACGCTGCAATTGAAGACCGTCTTTCACTTGACGACATCACTCCACGCGGAAATATTGTGCGCTTTGCAATTGACGACACATTCCTACGCAGCGATGCTATGGAAAGACTTAACGTCATTGAAAAAATGTTAACCCTGGGCCTAATTTCTCTAGAGCAAGCTATGGAGATGGAAGACCTAACACCGAACGGAAATAACATAAATGAAACTGACATTCTCTAGCGAGATTACGTCGGCTGACTCAGCACGACGTACTATTAGCGGAAAGATTGCGCCAGTAGGCGAAGTCGGACACACTTCCGCAGGTAAAGTAATTTTTGAGCGCGGGTCAATCCAGGTAGACGACCCAAAAAAGGTTTTGTTCCTAGAAGAACATAACGACAAAGTGAGATTAGGCCGCGCTCAATCTATTGAAGCATCCGAAGACGGATGGTACGGCACCTTCAAGCTCAGCGCGTCTACAAAAGCATCCGACGCGCTTATAGAAGCAAGCGAAGGACTAAAAACAGGAATGTCTGTAGGCGTTGAAGTAATTGACTCACGTCCTGCTAATGGCGTTATCCATGTTCTAGCCGCAAAACTAGTTGAAGTTTCTCTAGTCTCAAATCCCGCTTTTAAGTCGGCTGAGATTAAAGAGGTAGCAGCTTCCGAAACGGAAGAAGCTAAAGAAGAAGACAACCAACCAACAGAAAGCGAGGCTGTCGTGGAGAATACTCCAGACACCGTAGCCGTAGCACCTGAGGTCGAAACCCCTGCGGTAGAAGCCTCAGCTCCTAAGGTTACAGCTGCAACACCACGCGTGTATGCACAACCACGAATCGCTCCTATGACTGGCGCACAATATCTCGAAGCTAACATTAAGGCAGCTCTCGGTGATGACAATGCACGCCAGCTCGTACGCGCAGCAGATGACTCAACAAGCACTAACACAGGTCTGACACTTCCTCAGCACCTAAACACTTTCATCACCGACACCTTCACAGGTCGTCCAGCATTTGAAGCCGTTACTCGTAACGCGCTTATTGCAGAAGGCATGAGCTTCACCGTTCCACGTCTTTATGTCAACAATGCAACACCAAACGCAGCACCAACAGTTGCAGACACCAACGAAGGCTCAGCACCATCTGAGACTGGAATGACCTCAGCTTACGACACAGTAACAGTTGAGAAATTCTCAGGTCTCAATCGCGTAAGTTTTGAACTCATCGACCGCAGCTCGCCGAGCTTTATGGAGCTTTTGATGGTCGAGTTGAGAAAAGCGTACGAGAAGGCTACTGATAACGCACTTATCGCAGCCTTTACTGCTAGCGGAACACAAGCTACTGGTGTAGCTGCAACCGCAGCTGGTCTACAAAGCTTCATCTCAACCGAAGCTGCAGCTGCATACAAGGGAACTGGCGGAGATTTCGCTAACAAGCTTGTAGCATCCACAGACCAGTGGGCATCTATCATGAGCTACGTTGACGGTTCACAGCGTCCACTTTACTCAGTCGCATCACCACAATTTAACGCAGCAGGACAGGCTGTACCTACATCCGTTCGCGGTAATGTTCTCGGTACTGACCTCATCGTAGACCACAACATTTCTGTATCAGGAATTGTTGACGAGTCTGCATTCCTTGTTGCACCAGGTTCTGTATATTGCTGGGAATCCCCAACAACAAACCTACGCGTTAACGTTCTTACTTCAGGTGAAGTCGAAATCAACCTCTACGGCTACCTTGCAATTTATGTTGCAAAGAGCGGTAAGGGTGTTCGTCGCTTCAATCTCGCTTAGTAAGTAGTCGAGTTACCCCAGCGGCTCAGCCCTAGCCGCTGGGGCTAACATTAGAAAGGAAACCAATGCCAGCCACATTCGTAACAGAAGCGGAACTTCGTGCTGCTCTAGGTATTGGTGCTTTATACTCATCGGCCGTAGTTGAAGAATGCTGCCAGGCTGCTGAGAACATCGTAAAAGCTAAACTCTGGTATAACAAATATTCAGTTAGTGCTCACGAAAGCACAACCACAACGGCGACAATTTATACGCCAGTCCAACACGATTTTATTGTAGGTCAGACCATCACGGTCGAAAATTGCGGAGCAAAATATAACGGCTCTAAGACTGTTACCGCTCGCACAGATTTTTCAGTAAGTTACACAGTTAATAACGCTACAGCAGAAGTAAAGAATGATTTAGTACCGTGGGGAACTGTTTACGGTACAACACACATAGATTACCAAACCTTGCCAGAAGTTAATGAAGCTTCGCTTATGATTGCCGTTGACATCTGGCAAGCACGTCAGGCTTCCAATGCAGGTGGCATCTCGCCAGACTTCCAGCCTTCGCCCTATCGTATGGGTAATACGCTTATGGCCCGTGTACGCGGGTTACTTGCGGACCACTTAGCACCAGGCGGTCAGGTCGGGTAATGTCGGCAATCTCTACCCTTCGTGGGACAATCGCGACTGCTCTAAGTGACAATACGGCCTGGCAGGTGTTTTCCTTCCCACCTGCCACGCCGCTTGCCAATTCAATTGTAGTAGAGCCAGGCAACCCATATATCGAGCCTTCAAACGACCATTACAAGACTGTAAAGCCAAAGGTTAACTTTAAGCTTATTGTCCTAGCACCTATGTTCGACAATCAAGGCAACCTTATTAACATCGAAGACTTTTACTTAAACATTGTCAATAAGCTAGAAGCGTCGAACCTGGCTTATTCACTAGGAACTTTTACCGCGCCAGCTGTTCTAAATGGAACCGCAGGGGATTTACTCTCAGGCGAGGTAACTATCAGCGTTCTATCAGATTGGAGCTAACATGGCTGAGGTAGACAAAGAACGCGAAGCTTTCCTTGCCAAAATCGGTCAAGTAAAGCCCGCTGAAAAGAAACAAGAAAAACAACCAAAGAAAGATGAGGAGTAATCATGGCGATTACGCTAAACAATAAAGTCGGACTAAAGATTGCTTCTGTCGATTTGTCCGACCATGTGACATCTGTTACATTAAATCAAGCATTTGACGAGCTGGAAGTGACAGCTATGGGAGATTCTGCACATAAGTACGTGAAGGGACTCGAATCCGCAACTATCACCGTGTCATTTTTGAACGACCAAGCGGCTGCGTCAGTTCTTGACACATTGTCAGATGCATACGGTACGACAGTAGCGTGGAAGTTAATCCAGGATAAGGCTACCGCTGTCTCAGCTACGAACAAGCTCTGGACAGGTGACCTCTTGGTAAACAACCTAACACCGATTAACGGCGCGACTGGGGACATGGCCGTAATGGACATCACCTTTACAGTAAACTCTGCAGTAACAGTTGCCGATTCAGGCACCTGGTAAAAATTAGATAAGGGGCAATAATGGCTAGCTTAATAATCACTAGGGCAGATGGAACAAAGAGCTCACACCAGCTCACTCCAGCTATTGAGTATGCTTTTGAACAACAGTTTCGTAAAGGCTTTCATAAGGCTTTTAGGGAAGATGAGAAGCAAGAACATATCTATTGGCTAGCCTGGGAATGTTTACGACGTGCAGACGCTCCAGACGTCAAGCCTTTTGGCCTGGCGTTTCTGGAGACTCTGTCAGCCGTTGAGGTTGTGTCAGATAACTTCCCAAATGGCTAACGCGCGATTCCTTCACTTATAGAATTGCTCAGCTGAGTATCTATACTGGAATCGCGCCTAGCGAATTTATTAATATGGATAAAGATTTACTAAAAGCCTTTTACGAGGTTTTGAAAGAACAGGCGAGAGAGCGGGAAAATGCCAGTCGTAGTAGAAGGCGTACCAGAGCTTAAGAGAGCTCTAAAAAAATTCGCGCCTGAACTGCGTAAACAAATGGACGATGAAATCCGTGTTGCGCTCAAAGAAGTTGTAACGGATGCCCGCTCAAAAGTTCCAGACCAAGCGCCTGGCGGTTTATACAACTGGAACGACACAGGCAAGGACGTTAGTACCCGTACATCTAAAACCCGCAATTTTCCTATGTACGACGGTAAGATGATTCGTCGCGGATTGACGTACAAGATGGGTAGCACAAAACGCAACCGTCAAGGTTTCTCGGCTTTATATTCTTTATTGAATAATGATGCTGCAGGAAATATTGCAGAATGGGCTGGCCGCGTTAATCGTAACGGTCGACCACAAATGGGAAACCGCGGTTCTAAATCTACACAAGTTTATGGCCGTTCTAACAATCCTGACGCAGGTCGTCGTTTTGTTGGCGCAATGAATGGTATAGGTCCTCTTAAGCAATATGACAAATTTAGTCGTGGTAAGGGTCGCATTCTTTATGCCGCTTATGCAGAAAACAATGGTAAAGCTTTAGATGCAGTAATGAAAGCGATTGAAAAGGCTTCACGTCAGTTCCGCGCTCGTAGTTCGATGAGAAAGGCCGCGTAATGGCTATTCGTATTGATATAGCGTCCGAATTTAAGGACAAAGGATTTAAGCAAGCCGAAAAAGCCACAGGTACCTTACAGTCAAATCTTAAGAATTTAGGTAAAACTCTCGTAGGCGTTTTGTCGGTTCGTGAGGTTTATCAATTCGGCAAGGCTGCCGTTAAAGCATTCGGTGACGACGAACAGGCAGCTACGCGTTTAAGTCAAACGTTAGGAAATCTAGGATTAGCCTTCGAAGATGCCAGAGTCAAATCTTTTTTATCTGACCTAGAAGCCACCAGCGGCGTATTAGATGACCAACTTCGTCCAGCGTTTCAATCGTTATTGACGAGTACAGGCTCAGTCACAAAAGCACAAGAATTATTAGGACTTTCGTTAGATGTAGCGGCGGGTTCTGGCGTCGATGTTGTCAGCGTCGCGGGTGATTTAAGTAAGGCTTATATAGGTAATACCAGGAGCCTAGCTAAATACAATACAGGACTTACGAAAGCCGAATTACAAACTATGGCTTTCGCAGATGTTCAGGCGGTCTTAGCTAAGCAATTTGCAGGACAGAACGCAGCTTATTTAGATACTTATAGCGGTAAGGTAGCAATTCTGAATGTTGCCTACGCGAACATGCAGGAAACGATTGGTAAAGGTTTAGTAGACGCATTTCAGATTTTATCAGGTAAAAACGGCATAGGCGGCGGCGTCACCGCAATGGATTCATTCGGAGATTCTGTAGCAAATAGCGAACGCGGTATAGCAAAACTCATAGCTGCATTCAAGAGTCTTGATTCCTATTTGCCAATGGTCAAGGAATTCGGTACTGCTTTCTTGAAAGAGGGTAATATTTTCGGTGCATTCGCCGAAATCGGTAAAGTCAAACCTGCTCCATTCAAAACCCCTATGTCTGTTTCAGGCTCCACAGATGCGCAGGTAAAGATAGACCGTGCTCGCGCTAAA